TTGTCTTTTGTTGATTCTAACAGTGAACATCAATTTTTAGAATTTAAGGATGCTGACTTTATACAGTCGTTTAACCCAAACGGAGCTACCGAAGGAAACCCTAGATATTATGCGGTTTTTGATTTAACTAATTTTATTCTAGGTCCAACGCCAAATGCAGCAAGAGTTGTTGAATTACACTATTTTTATCGCCCCGCTAGTTTAACAGCGGGAGCCGACAGTGGCACTACATGGTTAAGTGAAAATGCTCAAATAGCCATGCTTTATGGAAGCTTGCTAGAAGCGTATACTTATATGAAAGGTGAGCAAGATTTAGTAGCTTTGTATGAAAAACGTTTTGGTGAAGCTTTAGTTGGAATGAAAATGTTGGGTGAAGCTAAAGAAGTTACCGATGAATATAGGGTTGGTAAGGTTATTAGGGCTAAACAATGAGTATTCCTGCATTAGATTTAAATGTTACACCTACTTTTACTGTCGATGTAAAAACTACAAGCAATCGTGGTTTTACTCCTGAAGAAGTAGCTGAACGTTGTGCAGAAAAGATTATATCTATTTCTGATACGGCAAATCCTGTAATACGGGACCAAGCAAGAGCTTTTAAGAAACATTTAATTAAAGTCCTATCTTTTTACATGAGAGAAGCTATTAAAAGTGATAGAACCACTATTTATAACGCTTTGTCTGATGCAGGACATCAAGATTTAGCTGAATTAACAAGGAGAATTTAACATGGCTTTTTCAGGTAACTTCATGTGTACTTCCTTTAAAAAGGAATTGATGTTTGGAGCACATGACTTCGCAAACGGAGCAGACACGTTTAAGATGGCGCTTTACACGTCTTCTGCTAGTTTAAATGCGTCTACAACAGCATATACTACAAGTAATGAAACGAGTGGAACGGGGTACACGGCAGCGGGTCAAAATTTGACTAATGTTGATCCCACGATCAGTGGCACAACGGCTTTTACCGATTTCACAGACGAAACGTGGAGTTCTTCTAGTATTACAGCTAGAGGTGCTTTAATTTATAATAGCACTCCAAACACAACTTCAATTTCTTTAACCAATCCAGCGGTTATTGTTCTTGATTTTGGTTCGGATAAAACTTCTACTACAGGAGATTTTACTGTAGTTTTCCCAACAGCCGATGCAAGTAATGCCATAATAAGGATTGCGTAATGGCTAACGCTGTTGTCTCTTTCATTGGCTGGAACAATTCAGCTACTGCTTGGGGCAGCGCAGGTTGGGGTCAAAATGCAACACTACCCGGCTCCACCGCATCAGTAGGTTCCGTAACCGTTTCAGCTAACGCTGGCGCGAATGTTACCGGTCTTCAAGCACAAAGTGCTTTAGGTTCTGTAACGGTAGTAGCGGAAGCAAATGTACCAACCACGGGGTTAGCGGCCACTTCAACGGTTGGAGCAGTAACAGTTAATGCCGCGTCTGTAGTCACTGCAACAGGACTTTCCGCCACGTCTGTTGTAGGTTCAGTTACAGCGGAGGGCGGTACAGAAATAACTGTTACCGGATTATCCGCTACTGCCTCTGTGGGGAACGTCTTGGTTTGGGGAAATATTGTACCAAACCAAAATCCAAGTTATAGTACGGTACAACCGTCTCAATCCCCTAATTGGGAAAAAATAGCCGCATAAGGTGTAAAAATGCCCAGTACATATACTACTAATAACGGTATTGAACTTATAGCCACCGGGGAACAATCAGGAACCTGGGGCGATACCACAAATACCAATTTAAGTCTTTTAGACACGTCTTTAGATGGACAAGTATCCATTACATTAGCCGCTACCGGATCTTCGGGATCGCCTAATCTTTTACCTATTAATAACGGAGCTACCTCTAATGGTAGAAACCGTCTAGTTATTTTTGCTGATGGAGGGGACTTAGGCGGCACCGCTTTTGTTCAACTTACTCCTAACGATGCTGAAAAAATTATTTACATAAGAAATAATTTATCGGGAAGCAGAAGCATTTTAGTTTTTCAAGGAACGTATAATGCGTCAAACGATTACGAGGTCCCTGCCGGAACCACTGCAGTGGTTTATTTCGATGGCGGTGGCACTGGTGCTGTTGCCGCTAATGTGTTTAACAATGCTTATTTTGATAGCCTTCGTCTCGGTTCTGTCTCAGTTACAGCGATTCTTGATGAAGATAATATGTCTTCCAATAGCGCTACTGCGTTGGCTACGCAACAATCTATTAAAGCGTATGTAGATACTCAAATTACTGGAGAAGATTTAGATTTTGCAGGGGACAGTGGAACAGGCGCTGTAGATTTAGATAGTCAGACCTTTACTGTTGCTGGGACGGCTAACGAAATCGAAACAGCCGCTAGTGGCCAAACATTGACCGTAGGTTTACCTAATGCGGTGACTATTGCAACGTTAACACTAACAAATGATTTAGCCGTGTCTCACGGTGGTACAGGATCATCTAATGCATCGGATGCTCGAACAGCACTAGGGTTAGCCATTGGGTCTGATGTAGAGGCATTTGACGCGGATATACTGAAAGCTGACACTGCGGATACGCTAACAGCACCATTCCGAGGGACGATAACCACTGACAATGATCTGTCGTTTGATCAAAACGTTACCAATAACTTTCAATGCACACCTTCGGGTGCAGGGACATTAACCTTTACAAATCACACCGCAGGGCAGAGTGGGTTTATACTTTTGATTAACTCTGGCGGTCACGCTATTTCAGCAGCAGCCACAACTAAAATTAACGCCACAGACCTAACAGCAATATCTGTTGCAGGCACTTACACATTAAGTTATTTTGATAACGGCACTAATGCCTATGTGTCTGTAAGTAGGAGCTTTGCATGAGTTTGCTCCCTGTTGGGTTTGGTTCTGCTGCTGGTGACTATGAGATCACAGATAGTCTGAGGTTTCGCCAGTCTGCTGGCGCTACTTTAAGTAGAACTCCGGCAAGTGCTACTAACAGAAGAACTTTTACTTTAAGCTGTTGGGTTAAACGCGGAGCATTAGGATCAAATCAAGGAATCTTTTCCGCTAAACAAACAAAAGATGATGGAGATTATTTTTATTTTGCATCCACAGATAAATTAGTTTTTTTAGATAGACCTTCCAATTCATCAAACATTTATTTAGTTACTAATCAAGTTTTTCGTGATGTATCAGCGTGGTATCACATTGTATTAAAAGTAGACACAACACAGGCTACTGAAGCTAATCGAGTACAACTTTACGTTAATGGTACTGAAATAACTTCATTTTCTACAAGTACCTACCCCACTCAGAATTATGAAGTAGCTTACATTAATAACACGCAAGACCATCGTCTTGGTCAATGGCAAGATAGCAGTCCTTTGTACCTTGACGGATACCTAACAGAAGTAAACTTCATTGACGGTCAAGCATTAACTCCAAGCGACTTTGGTGAGTACGATGACAACGGTACTTGGAAGCCTAAACAGTACACAGGCACATACGGCACGAATGGTTTCTACTTACCGATGAAGCCTACGACACAGGCTGATGGTTTTAATACAGTTACTTTTAGTGCGGATGGTTCTGCTGCGTCTGTCACTGGAGTTGGTTTTACACCTGACTTTATTTGGGCTAAGAACAGAACTAATGCTTACAACCATGAGCTTTGGGATTCAGTGCGTGGTGTGAACTCAACATTATTTAGCAATGCCTCCGCAGCAGAAGACACAACAGCAAATCGTTTAGTTTCTATTGATACTGACGGATTTAGCTATGGCACAAGTTCAAACTTATATGTAAATAACACCGATTCTGTAGCTTGGTGCTGGGACGCTGGATCAGGTAGCGCAGCAAGTAACACCACTGGCGATATAAACTCAACAGTCAAAGCAAATGATACTTATGGATTTAGTATTGTTAGTTACACAGGTAACGGCACAAGCAACTCTGAGCAAACTATTGGTCATGGTTTATCAACAGCACCTAAAGCAGTTATTGTAAAGAATAGAACAAGTGGAACTCGGTGGCAATTCTATAGCACTGATCTAAGTTCTGATGCTACTTATGCTGTTAAAAATCTACTGCTAAACACGACAGGGGCTGAGTCTGCTTACAGCAGTCAGATAAGAGGGATACAAGCAAGTAATACTTTTTCTGTTAGAGATGTAGATGCTAACGGAAATGCAAATGTAAACAAAAGTGGTGATAACTACATAGCCTA